CAGTTTAAGGCGCTGCGTGAGCAGGCGTTAAAACTTGGCTCTGAAACGCAGTTCACCGCAGGCGATGCCGCCAGTGGGCAGGCATTTCTTGCAATGGCTGGCTTCACTCCGCAGGCCATTCAGGCTGCGCTTCCGGGCGTGCTGAGCATGGCAACGGCTGGCGGCATGGATCTCGGCGAGACGGCGGATATTGGCTCAAATATCCTGACGCAGTTCGGCCTTTCTGCTGACCAGATGGACCGGGTTGGCGACACGCTCACCGCAGCATTTACCCGTACCAACACTGACCTTCGCGCACTGGGCGAAACCATGAAATATGCAGGTCCGGTGGCGGGTCAGCTGGGAATATCGCTGGAGCAGGCCGCAGCGATGGCGGGCGTGCTGGCGAATATGGGTATCAGAGGGAGTGATGCCGGGACGGCAATGCGTGCCAGCCTGGCTCGTCTGGCATCACCGCCAAAGGCAGCAGCAGAGGCGCTGAAAGAGCTTGGTGTGGCAGTCTCTGACGCGAACGGCAAAATGCGCCCGATGGAGGATGTGCTGGCCGATCTTTATAAAGCCACCCGCAAATACGGGGAAGTTGACCGGGTATCGTTCTTTAAGGACATTGCCGGAGAAGAGGCTTTCACATCATTTATGGCCCTCGTTGATGCGGCAGGTGACGGCTCCTTACCCAAACTGAGAAAAGAACTTGAAGGCGCGCGCGGTGAGGCTGAACGCACGGCAAAGGTTATGGCCAACAACCTTGACGGCGATCTGAAATCACTCAGCAGTGCATGGGAAGGGTTGCGCATCCGCATTGCAGATCTGATTGACGGTCCGCTGCGTTCTGTCACGCAGTGGCTCACGCGTGTGGTATCAAAGGTGACGGCGCTGGCGCAGGCCCATCCCGCACTGACGCGCCAGCTACTGATTGCAGGCGGTGCACTGCTGGCAGTGACTGCAACGGTTGGCTCGTTGTCGCTGGCTATTGGTGTGCTTGCTGGCCCGCTGGCAAAACTGCGTCTTGGTTTTTCCCTCCTGACCGGATCAATGAATGCTGTCAGGGTTCTGCCAGCACTATGGGGAATGGTGACGGGTTCCGTTTCTTTACTGGGAGGCGCTATCGGGGCGTTGTTCAGTCCGGTTGGTCTTATCGTGGCTGCGCTTGCCGGAGCTGCCGTTCTTATCTGGAAATACTGGGATCCCATCAGGGCATTTTTTGCCGGGGTGTTCAGCGGGATTATGGAAAGGCTGACCCCGTTGCGCGAAACCTTTGAACGGTTTGGTCCTGTTTTTGACGCAATCGGGAGTGGGATCAGCCAGGTGTTTAACTGGTTTAAATCGCTGCTGTCACCGATGGAGTCCAGCAAGGAAACGCTGGATAAATGTACCAGTGCTGGCGAGACATTCGGTAACGTTCTTGGCGGTGCGTTACAACTTGTTCTGACACCTGCAAAAATGTTGCTGGATACGCTGGCGTGGATACTTGAAAAGCTCGGTGTGCTTCCGGATGAAGCGGAAAGGGCGCGCAAGAAAATCGAAGACGCACAGCGTGCGGCCATTCTTCAGGACAAGGTTGCCTTGCTTCAGGGGGACCTTGCGAAAATCAATCCGCCGAAGCCTGTGGAAAATGGCAATGGCACCGGAGGTGATAAACCCAAAGACAACAAACCGCTCACAGACAGCAATACCGGTACACTACGCAGACTCAGCAAAATTGCTGATAACACAGGTAAGCTGGTTGATGAGACGAAAAAACGTATTGGCCCCGGCGATATTGTCTTTAAGAACCTGCCCCGCGCACTTGCCGTTCGTGGGGAGTGGCAGGAGCGGAAGATTGCGCAGGTCAGTAAGCCTGCCCCCGCAATTAATATCACACCTGTGGTTCCGGCTCCGCTGCCTCCGGCGCTGGTCCCTGTTGTTGCGGCCAGCTCCCGCCCGGTGGCAGAGGCCATACGATCGCCAGTGGCATCAGTTCCTGCAACTTCCCGTAACCGGGAGCCTGTTGCCTCCGGATTTGGCGGTGAAATTCATGTTCATCTGCATAACGTTGTTACACAGAATCCCCGCGAACTGGCGAAACTGGTCGGTGAAATGGTCAGGGCAGAAATGGAACGGCGCGCCCGTGCCGGGCGTGGCAGTTTTTACGATAAAGATTGAGGAGTCATGGCCATGATGATGATCTACGGCATGTTTGTTTTTGAGCTGCGCACGCTGCCGCATCAGCAGTTACAGCAAAACAAAAGCTGGCGGCATGTGAAAAATGAACGCGTTAACCGTTCAGCAAGCTGGCAGTATATCGGTGCAGGTGATGATCGCATCGTTCTTTCTGGTGTGCTTTATCCTGAAATTACAGGTGGCGAAGTGTCGCTTTCGTTGCTGACCACGCAGGCATATACAGGACGCCCCTGGCCTCTGATTGATGGTGTCGGGCAGATTTACGGCATGTATGTACTGACTGAAACGAATACGACCCGCTCCGAGTTTGATCGCTACGGTAAGGCGAAAAAGATAGAATTTTCACTGACCCTTGAACGCTGTGATGAGGATTTGCGGGAGCGCCTGCAATCCTCATCGTTCAGTGATATGCTGTCCGGCTTCAAAGATAAGGTCACATCATCCCTTAACAGCGCGGCCAGCTCCGTTAAAGGGCTGTTTTGATTAACGCAAAACCGCTAATGGTCAGATTAGCGGTTTTCATTTTCCTGAGTCTGCCTGGTTGTTTCTTCAGCCTGTATATCGCCTACAGGGTGATAACGATAAATCGTCGATATGCCGATGTCGTAAATGATCGCCAGTTGTTTCCTGTCATGACCGTTTTTAATCAGCCTCGCTATTTGTTCGTGTTGTTCTTTTGTCAACTTCGGGCGACGTCCGTGTTGTTCTTTTGTCAACTTCGGGCGACGTCCGCCAATGCGTCCTTGTGCGCGTGCTGCTGCCAGCCCGGCCAGTGTACGCTCTACAATTAATTCACGTTCCATTTCGGCTAAAGCCCCCATGACGTGAAAAAAGAAACGCCCCATGGGTGTTGATGTGTCAATGCTGTCCGTCAGACTACGGAAATTAACACCTTTTTCCCGCAATTCCTCAATAAGCGTGATCAGGTGTTTCATACTTCTGCCCAGTCTGTCCAGCTTCCAGACAACCAGCGTATCTCCTTCTGATAGCGTTCTGAGCAGTTTTTTCAATCCCGGTCTGGCTGATTTCGTTCCGCTGATTTTATCTTCAAAAATCAGTTCACATCCTGCGCAGTTCAGTGCATTGCGTTGTAAATCCGTGTTCTGGTCATTTGTTGACACACGAATATAGCCAATTTGCATAAAAAACATCCTCTTTGTTTCGTGAAAAATACATAGTTGGTATAGGTAGGGATAAAAACGAAAACGTTGGTTTGGGAGAAGGTTCGGCATTACCCGTTGGCGTGCCTGTTCCGTGGCCTTCCGCCACTCCGCCAACAGGCTGGCTGAAATGCAACGGTGCGGCTTTTTCTGCTGAAGAATACCCGGAACTGGCAAAGGCTTATCCGACAAATAAATTGCCTGATTTACGTGGTGAGTTTATTCGTGGCTGGGATGACGGGCGCGGGGTGGATGCGGGACGTGCCTTGCTAAGTCTTCAGGATGACTCTTTTGAAGCGCACAGGCATGAGTCCTTTTTTTACGCGGGTATTTCTCGCAATGAAATACCATTAAAAAATCTTCCAAGTTCAGACGAGATGCTGACTTTAAGTTCTACAACTAATGCCTTGTCCCCGGACGGTATTGATGCCACTAATTCGTTAATTGGTAATGATGATTACAACTGTCTGATTGAAGGAAATAAAAATAACAAACGAACAGCGACGGGGTTGAGTACCAGTATTGTCGGTGCAGCAGAGACACGCCCACGTAATATTTCATTTAATTACATTGTGAGGGCTGCATGATGTATAACGCCATCTTGAATAGTAAATTTATTGCCACAAAGACAGGAGAGATTACCGTTTATAACTATGACAGTGAGACACGGGAGTATATTTCTGCATCAACTGAATATCTTGCTGTGGGTGTCGGTATCCCTGCATATTCCTGTTTAGATGCTCCTGGCACACATAAGGCTGGTTATGCAATCTGCCGTTCGGCAGATTTAAACTCATGGGAATATGTGCCAGACCATCGCGGTGAAATCATCTATAGCACCGAAACAGGAGAATCGAAAGAAATCACAGCTCCGGGTGATTATCCTGAAAATACAACCACTATCGCCCCGTTAACGCCATACGATGAATGGGATGGTGAGAAATGGGTAACAGATACTGTGGCACAGCATAGCGCCGCAGTAGGCGCGGCAGAAGCACAGCGTCAGTCACTGATTGATACTGCAATGGCTTCCATTAGTCTGATTCAGCTGAAATTGCAGGCCGGACGGAATCTGACGCAGGCAGAAACCGCCCGACTTAACGCTGCGCTGGATTACATTGACGCGGTGACGGCAACAGATACCAGCACCGCGCCGGATGTCATCTGGCCTGAACTGCCGGAGGCGTAGGCCATTCAATATCTGGAGCACTGGAGGTATCAACCAGTTCCAGTGCGTCCAGATAATCCAGCCACAAATTATATTGCGCCAGTTCCTCACCTTTCAGACGACCAATAGCCGCTTTACCAGGCCATTGCTTGGTATTCATATATTCGTTGGACTGATTAATCAATTGCTGTTTTTTCAATTCGGCTGCGGCAATCTGTTCCTCATGCGTTGGTGGTGGAATTTCAGACCATGCAGGAAAACCATTTTCCCCAGCGATACGGATTTTTCCTTTCGGCGGTAATCCGGAAAACTCAATATACACTTGCTCATCAACTTCAACAGCATCATCTGGCCATGAGTCAGCTTGAGTGTAATCCTCTTTCATCTCCAGCGGATAGAAAGAGTTTGTAGTCGCGGAATATATGTAATTCATTTTTCACTCCATATAGCTAAATTAACAGCCTAACGCTAAAAATGAAGCGCCGAGGCCAGGATTACTGGCTCTGGATATAAATTTAACCGGGTCGGGACTAAAACCTGCACAGGCAATATAACCAACAGCCCCGCTATCTGGTGTGTAGTCTTGTGAGACCAAAACACGCAGACATCTGTTTGGAAATGCAATCGGGAAATGGGTTACCACATCCTGTGCAATGCCTGGTGCGCCGATTGAGCCCCACTGAAGAATAAAACCAGATGGTAATTTTTGATATCCAGTACCTGAAACAGAAAGCGTGAAGCTACCCATATCAGGTATCTGATTCGTCCCTGTCCCCACATTCCTTTTTGCCGCTTCTCCCAAACCAAGGTATGTGAGAAGACCAGCTACATCCTTTCCACTCAAATGAGTCAGCGTCTCATCCAGTGGCTGCTTACCTGACAGCGCATTGTTAATGGTGGTACTGAATTTCGGGTCATTGTTAATGGCTGCGGCAATTTCTTTCAGTGTGTCCAGCGTGGCTGGCGCACCGTTAATCAGAGCGGTAATAGCGTCCTGAACAAACGCAGTGGTCGCAATCCGCGTGGTGTTATTTCCTGCGGCAGGCGTCGGCGCTTTTGGTTCTCCGGTAAATGTCGGATTATGTTTCTGCGCATACTGTGTATGAGGATCCTGTGCGGCAATGTGGTTTCTCATCTGGTCATCCACATACAGCCTTAATTCCAGGACTTCATCATCCACATATTTACGGGTCGCCAGTACCACCGACGGGTCGATTTTCAGCGTGATAGATTCGGTATTCGTGACAACCAGAATCATGCGGATAGTCTGGGTACGACCACTGCCTTCCTGCAACTGCGGTTTGTACGTTTCCGGGCAGTTCGCCACCGCAATGAGTACGCCTTCATCATCATAAAGCCCAATCTCACGGATCCAGAATCCGCCCTCGTTCTCAGGGATGATTTGCTCCGCAATAATCTGGCTCTGGTTGTTCGGGTCAACACTCAGAAGATTCAGCGGCGCGATGCGTTTCTGGTTAATCAGTTTTGTCTGTGCCGGGTCTGGTGTCGGCAAGACACCATTCGCATCACCAACGGCCATTTGCGTCAGATTCAGCTTACTGCCGAGCATCGTCGCGTTAGCCAGCCGTGCTGCGCCCTGATTAGTCAAAATGGCGTAGTATTTCACTGTCATGCGTTTACTCTCAGGTTATCAATTAAATGAATGGCCGAGGCCGGGAAATAATCCCCTTCGACAATAATGGACTCCGGGGTGTAGGGATAAACCGTCAGGGCATCGCCGTGATAGCATCCCGTACCAACGAAAATCTTTCCGTTCACACTCAGGCTGATCGCCAGCCCCGTCAGATGGCGACTTACTGGTTTTGCATCCGCAATAAGGCGCTCAAGTTCCTGATACATTTCATCGGTGATGCCCTGATCAAGTACTCCGACAACAATGCGAAATGTTCCTGGCTCCTCGTTGAGTTGCCACCACTCCTTTACTTCAATCAGGTAGCCGAGAGGCTCCACGGCTCTTCGCAGTGCGCTGATGGTCCCTTTGTGTCGGTGTATCAGCCATGCATCACGAATCACCTGTCGCTTTGTCTCTTCCGGCCAGTTGCGATCCCAACGGTCAACGGAAAACGCCCAGGCGAGATAAGGCAGCAGATGCACCGGGCAGGTGTCCGGCGACCACAGCGTGTTGAGGTCTACCGGAATGTCTGTAATGCGTGTTCCGACGGCTTCGGCACAACGCATGAAATTACTGGCTGATGGTGGTAACAACGAATTACTCATTGCGCCCACCTTCGCTGATGGTGAATGACTCACAGCGCGCCGCCTGTATGTCGCTGATGGCCATATTCTGTGTGGGTTCGATTATCTCCACGCG